CTAGGTACTGTTGCACCCAATACACGTTGTGCTTCTCTTGCTTCCTTTAAAAACGGAGCTGTTCCTTGGGCCAAACTACGTTTAGTAGGTGCTTGTTGACGTGCCGCTGTAAATAGTTGTCCGGGTGTAAATTCACCCCCTCCACCAACAGAAGCGGTTGATGCTTTAAGTAGTCTTTGCAATCCTGAATAAGCCTGGTCAGCGTCTCTGAATGACTGCGCTTGTTCAGGATTAGACCTAGCGGCAACATCGCGCCATTCTGTTTGTAATTGACGCATTACCTGCTTAAAATCTTCGTTAGCACCCTTGCTAGCGAGTTTGCCTACTTTTGCGTCCAACTCTTTCCAAGTTTCGGGTAAGATCTTTCCACCCTTTGATATTTTTTCCAAAATAATCTTGGCCTGACGATCAAAAGCAGTTTTAGTCTGCCCAGCATCAGCAACATCTGCAGCCATCTCTGAAAGATTCCTAACATTAGTCAAGAACTCCTCATCAACTACTACGCCTTTAGTTTTATCAATTGCTTCGTTGTAAGCCTTACCTACTGCTGTATCTAGATCAGAAATAGCATCAGCACCGCTTTTAGCGGTTTTAAACCCAATTGAACGACCTGCTCGATTAACCATCGCTTTATTAAAAGCTGTCATAGCTTCACCACGACGTGCTGCAATCGCCTCACCCATAACTGGTACACTGACCAATTTTTCTTCTAATTTACCAGGTACACCACCAAGTGCTTGACCAGGTGTAACAGGTACATCCTGACCACGTAACGCTCTGATAGCTGGATCAATTGAAGCACGTGGGCTAACTACTCTACTAACGCCTTCAACCGCACCCGCACCTGCCATACCAGCAGCCATACCTAATGCAACGTTTTTAGCTAGCTCTGTTTCATAATCACCTTCAGTAACGGGTGTAGTACCACCCGCAAAACCACCTAAGCCCATACCCTGAGCAATTCGACCACCCTGAGTGGCTGCACGACCCACCCCGGCAGTAGCAGGTAATATATTTACTGGTGACGCTACATTACCTAGTATTCGCGCCCAGTCCACACCTTCCGGAGCTTGTTGTGCTATAGCCGCTTCGCGTTGCCTAACAAATTCGTTATACCCACCAGGAGGCATAGGTGTAGTTAAACCAACATCAGCAGCTTGCTGTGTAAGCCAATTGACACCTCGTTGTGCTGGTTGCGGTAAAACATTATATAAAAATTGGTTTAGACCTATAACAGGATCGGTTACACCAGTGCCAAGGCGTTCCATGAACCCTGCAGGCTTTTGTTGAGCAGGTTGTGCTTGCGCCTCAGATCTACGTCTGCGAGCTGCTGCCAGTGCTAAAGCTTTTTGTTGCTCTGGTGTCATTGAAACAAAGCCCTCTCTTCAGGTGTCATGAACTCCCAATCTTGTGGGTCAACTCCTTGTGGTATTTCTACATCGGATACAGGGTCATCTAAACCTTGTAAGAATTCACTTTCAACTTGTCTAAACATGTCTTTAGCAGAAATAGCTGGTTTAGGTCCTTGATAACCACGTAAAGTACCGTTCTGTTCGTAGTACGCCATCGCTTGCTCTTGATTAGCATATGAATTGCGAATTACATCTAACAATCTACCAACACGACGAGCGTTAACTTCTTCAGAAAGTTTAGGATTGTAAGCACGACTGATTAAGCGCTCACCTTCCTTCTCGGTAAACTGAGCACCAAGAGTTTCACGTAAGCTACGCTGAACAGTTTGTTCAACAAGTTGCTGCACATCCATAGCCGCCGGTGCAAAAATTGACTTAAGACTTTCTGGCACCATCCCAAGTAATGGGCCTGTAAGATTCTCTTCACCAGACAACAATCTGTTTTTAACTTCTTCGAGCTGTGCCATTTGCATTTGTTTGTCAGCCAACCCACCTTTCATTCCAGCCGGGAAGTAAACCTCAGTTGCAAATTTCTTATCAATAGCCTCTTGAGCAGGTGTTAACGGATCACCCCTACCACCGACAACATTTGAGACAGTAGTCGCCCCAGCTTTTTTACGAGCCTCATCAAATTCTCTAAATGTTCCTGTGTAGCCCTGACCACGAGCAAACTCATATTCTTGAATAGATGCGGGTTGCTTCTGTGGCGCCGCTGGTTTCTGCAAGACCTCGTAACCCTCACCAGGGGTAAACTGAACTACCGAGCCTTCAGCAAATCCAGCAGGTAATTGCTCACCAGACAATATTTCGGGAGTGACGGTCGGCTCCCTCATAGCCTCTTGCAACGCTAATTGTTGCATCATCTGCTGTGCTTGAGGATTATCAGTTAAACCCGCCAACCTTTCTTGCATACCTTGAGGACCACCTAATAATGCTTGACTTAACTCACTTTGTTGCTGCTGTTGTCTTTGATTAGCTATATTTTGTAGTCTTCCACCAAGAAAACCGCTAGCCAAATTAGATAAGCCCTGCGCTAAACTAGGTGCTACAAAATGCCCACCAACCATCTGACCTTGTGGTTGTTGCATGCCTTGTTGCATTAACGATTGCGCTAATGCTGATTGTTGCTGAGGTGTGAATCCTACCATTTAGAATATCCCCGAGAATAATGGCCCAAATCCGCCAGCTGCTCCGGCTGCGCCTAATACAGACCCGCCTAAACCAGTTAACCCGCCGAATAAACTAGATTGAGCAGCGTTTTGCGCATTAGCCTGATTAAGAGCTGCTTGATAACCCATTTGACCAGCTTGAAATACGGGAGCGGCCTGAACTTGTGAACCTTGAAACGGTTGAAATTGCGGAATATTTGGTTGTGAACCAGTACGTAATGCATTAATCTCGCTAAGCGGTAATTGACGTAATGCCAACGCTTCCTGCAAAGCTCGTCCACGAGTAGCTGACTGTAAACCGTATAATGCTTCTTGACCCTGTCTTTGCGCCTGTAAATTAGCTAAGTCCATAGCGAATTGACGCTGCTGTTCTTGACCAGCACCTAATATTGCGGAAGTTAACGCATCAGACTCTCTACGGGATAAATCTTGTTGAGCAGTTTGCCACGCTCTACCACCACGGCCTTGACCCTGTAGTAATAAAGCATCTTCTTGAGCTTGTCTAGCTTGTTGTAATTGAGGGTTTAACCGATCCATTAATGCCTGCTCAACCCTTTCACGCATCATTACGTCAGGGGAAATTTGCCGGTCAAATGCTGTCGGATCTATACCTCTTACTTCAGGCAATATACTTGGATCAAAATCACGCATCATTACGTTAGGGGAAATTTGCCGGTCAAATGCTGTCGGATCTATACCTCTTACTTCAGGCAATATACTTGGATCAAAATCCTGACCCATTGCTCTAGCAACACGACCTAGACCACCCTCAGCCACATCACCAAACTGTTGCGAAATTCTCAACTGTTGATCTAATAACGCCTGCGCTTCAGGAGTAAGTTCATCACGAACTGTGACCATATCCGGATCGAAACCACCCATAAACATTTCACGAGTCGGTTTAATCGGCATATTGTCTGTACCAAATTCGCGAGGTCTACCAGATGGATCTAATCGCCATTTCTCAAAATCGCTACGATATTGACGCATTGCTTCTTGATAAGCACCGGCGTTAAATCTATTAGGATCATTTTCACCACCGTATTGAACGGTTCTCTGACCAAAAGGTGAAAATACATTAGGATTGCTTAACCTACCGCTTAATCTAGCAGCATCAATATTTGCGACGCCTTGTTCTCTTGCAAGACCGGTGTAATCTGGTGCTGGAGGCGCTTTACTCTTACCCATAAAATACCTATGTTTATAGTTAAAATAAGCGGTTGCGCCTAGTAAATCATATTATAACTAATATTATCAAAATATCAAATCCAGCGACATTCCCGCTTAAGCATTCCGTACACGATTAAATCAGTTCTATCCTGACCTTCTCTGAGCACACCTTCTTTGATGAAACCTATTCGTTCATCAAACTTTTGAGCGGCTATATTATCTATTCTTACAAGTCCTGTGACTCTAGAACAGCCAAGTATATTAAAAGGATAATTAAAAGCGTGAAATAAAAAATCTCGAGTAGCCCATTTTGACCCTGGTCTGGCAGCCACGTGCATTTGGCAATCATTCCATACTCGACTATTGTCACTGCTAAAACCATCATAAACAACGGAAACAACAATACCCTTCTCATCAAACATTCCTATGGCTTTAGCGTTTGGTTCGAATAGGGGCAATCCTATAATTTCGCTTGCGAATTTTTTTAATCGTTCTTGGTATTCGCCAGAAACAATCTCATAACTCAAACAATCCCTCCGACCTCAAATACATAGTCGTATGCTTGGAGTTTTACGCTGATGCCAGAAGATGTGATCAGTAAACGTAAACTAGCAGCAGTTCCTATGTTTCCGAATGTAGCCCACTCTTTACTTATTTGATTACCGCCGGACCAAACAGCTTCATCCCATTTACTAACGTCCCATGTGAATGCTGTTGACGCTGTAAATGATAGAGGTGCACTTGGTGCATCAGTATTAAAGTCAACATTTAATGCTGCAAGAATACTCGGTGATCCGGTTGTAGAAAGTATCGGACGTACAAGATTAAACTTTTTAAGTAATCCTCTTACTTCCGGTCCGAAGTATGTGAACGCCGGTAGAATATCGCCGTTAATATTAGCACCGTTATCATTCGTTGCGTCTCCAAATAATTCTACAGTACTACCTGAACCAAAATATAACTTCTTATTGAATTGAACCCAACAATTAGCTTGCAAATCAGTATATCTACCCCAAGCACCTGTAGTCACATTCATTGCGTATTGTTCTTGAGTTGTATTCTCTACTGTCGGTATATTAACCACAAGCATTGATCTTTCAGGTAAGAATGATAAATCCCATCCAAAATTACCTCCGTACAAACGACCAGAGTTCGTCATCGCACCATCAATCTTATCGGTAATAGCCGCTCTAGGATCTACCTGACTTGATTGCAACGCCTTAGATAGCGGAAATACACCTTGTTTGGTAATAATTAGTAGATCACCAGCGAGTTTCATCATGCAGCGATCACCAATTGGTTCGCCTATATGCCATACACCGCGAATTACAAAATCTGATGCCGGGTTAGTACCTTGATAGACGGCAACCTCACCCTCTGTGGTAACAAAAACCATGTAGTCGTCGAGACCTTCCCCGCCGTCAATAGTCCATGTTCCTCCAGCGAGAAGTGAGCCGCCGCGTTTAAACAAACCATAAAGCGCAAATTCAGTCGCAGCACCGCCTACGGCATCGATTGGTAGATACCATGCTGACAAAGTACCACTTTGAACCATCCATAATCTGCGTTTATGAACCCACGGATTTTTAAGTGATGATGTTGTAACGCCAGTAATGCCTGGTGAACTAGCACCTGTTACTGTGATCCAACTTGATCCGTCCCAATATCTGGGTGAGTCGACACCATTAAACGCACATAAATATGAAATCGCACTGGTATTTGTAAAGTTAACAGAATTCCAACGAGCGTTGGTCAATCCGGTTACAACTGCAGCACCTACTGCTCCCGCGCTTGTTGCATCAAAAAATGAGGTCCCGGCAGCAGCAAATAATGTTTGGGTGCCATCCGCTTTGTTGTACCCCATTAAACTTTCTACTGCGTTCGCGAATCCTGTGACGTGATTTGAATAACCAGGTCTGAGAGCGACCCCATCTGTTTCAGGGAAAACGTTATCCAGTATGACTGCATCACTTTCAGGCATTGCAGCAATTGAATCTCTAGCATTCCAACCTCCTACAGGAGCTGCTTTAGTTACAGAAACAACTTTTCGACTTTGTAATACAGCACCTTGCTTAAAATTAGAAGGAGTGCGCATTAAGCCGCCGCCAGCGGGGCGTCTCATTGACCGTATCCTGTTTGAGGTACAAATATACCAGGCACAAAGTCTGTAATACCTCCGCCACCGTTAAGAATTGGCTTAGTACCGTCTCTAGCAACAATATCAGCGTAATACCTCTCAAATTCGGCAAATTCTTCCGAATAATCAAGCTTTTTAGCTGCTCGCCAACGCCAGATTAGATCTAGTGTAAGTAAATCCTCGTCCAATCTAGCAACATCGTCGTCAGCAGCCCATTTAACTTGACCAGTACCGCCAGACGATTCGCACCACTGTTTAGTAACGTACTCAAAGGCACATGTTTGACCAGCTTTTGGTACAGGATCAAATAAAATATTTCCGCCACGAATACGGAATTGATCCCAAGGGCCTGTCACAGGGGATGCTTGTAATAATTGCCAATCCTGAGGGGTTAATGGGCCAAATACCGGACGTCTTTCGTCGCGATTCCAAATTGTTTGATTAATAATATATTTATAGTTCGGTGCTATCGTTTCAACCGAACCCTGAGAGGCAGTAGCAACTGTTGTAAAAGTTGCCTCTTGAACCAATGCCTGCCAACCAGAAGCAGGTCTATTTGCTGTGACTTTACCCCCACGATTGGACAATGCTAATAATTGCTTAACTTGAGCATCAGCGTTACCTATAACGGTGGAAGGTTGGTTAATACCTAACTCGTCACAGGCGTCTTGTACAATCGTGAGTAATGTCATTTAAATGTCATCCATGTCTAAGCTGACTTGACCCTTTTTCGTTTTAGAAACAGGCTTTTTAACTGGTTTGTCACCTTCTAACATTTTAACCTTATTCTCTAATAAAGCAATGTATTCCTGATCTTCAGCCACTTGTTTCTCTAACTGTTCAAATTTGAGCTCTAAGTCAATGATTTTCTGAGTTGATTTACCTTGCTCAGAACTCTTTAACCAAGCTTCAGCTTTATGTTTAAAACTTCTAGCACCCATACCCATATTCATTAAAGCCTCTTCTGAGGCTGCTGCTAGATCCTCAACAGTTCTTATACCGGCCGAAATAATAGTCTTACTTTGAGCAGGAGTTAGTACAGGCCAACCTCTAATGGGTGTACCGTCTAAAGGAGTTTCTTCACCCTTTTTGTAGTCCTCAAACATAGATCTGTATTTAGTCGCAAGTTCCATAGGCATTTGTTTATTACGAACCTTGGCAAATTGCTTTTCAATCCAACTTTCGGCTACATCCTCAAATACTTCTTTACCCCCTGGTTGCATTACTCGAACAAAAATTACGTCCTTAAAACCATAATGACCCTCATCAATTAACACATTTCGATCTTCAATTCCGCGAGTCTCAAAAGTTACATAACATGGTTTTTCATCAAGTAATGGAATCATATTGTCACCTATTGTTGAATAAGTTAGAAGGGGAAAGCTGACACGTACACAAATGTGAAGAGGTGCCAGGCGTATCAAAAAAGGGGTCGAAGCCCCTCGGTGTTACTACTTAGTAAGCAAAGTTAGCTATACACTTATTAGCACTAGCATCTGTTACTTGAGCACATACAGGATCATCTGCTGCTGTGGACAGTGTAAGTGTTTTGTCAGTTGTTGACAAGAAAACGGAATCACCGTCAGCAGGTGTACCGGCAAGAGTTTGATTAGCGGTAAAAGGTCCTGAAACCTGAACCCAAACAAACTCAGCTGTACCTGTTGCGCCTGTAACTGTTGCTTGTAAAACACCGGCACCAACCGGTTTAGTAGCCGCATCGGTGTTGTCAGTAACTACTGTGTTGTTTTCAGTAGCACTGGGTGAACCCAAATAAGCTACAACATCACCAGAAGCACCGGCAACAGTCGCGGTCTCATTAAGAAGTTTAACGTATTTATACTTCTTACCGTCGTAGTCTTGAGCAACCGTACCTAGGTCGAATTGCTGCTCACTATCAACTTGTGTAGGAATAAATCCAGCTAATAACATAACATTCTCCAAAAATTAGTTCAATTAAGCCTTAACAATACCTTGTAGCTCACGGTTAGAACATGTCAAGTTGCCCATGAACAAGATCGGCATTACAACTGCGTCTTGATTAATGGCTGACTTGTCTTCCATTTGAGTCATATCGGCGTCACGGTGGCAGCAAAGCTCTAGATAATCAGTATTGATAAAATACATACGATCAGCAGGAATACCAGAACCACCATCAAATACAACGTCAGCATTACGATAACGCAGAGCATTAAAACCAGCGGTAACAGTTTTAGCCTCGTCAGTCGCATAACGCTTCAAGCTTGTTTGACTATTGTTGAAGAAAGTGTAGTAGTTGTTGTCAGCTACGATGAGATCAGGCTCGTCATTACCACGTGACAATTGCAAGTACAAAGGAAGCATTAAACTCTCAATTGTAGTTGCGCTAGGAGTAATTGCACCACCACCTTGAATCGGTGAAGCAGCTGATTGAACACCGTTTTGCCAGAAAGTAAATGTGCTTGAATCAATACCGCCAACAGTACCAGTACCGGCATCAGCGATAATTGCTTGTAAACCAGTAATTTGGTTAGCAGCAGTACCGTCTGAATATAAATCAGAGCTAAATTGGTTCTTGAAAGTTCTCATTGCGTTAGTCAAACGTGACTTAGCAAGTTGAATTATCTGGTTTGCGCTAGAGTTAATGCGAAGCTCACGGCCAGAGGCAGTGACGTGTACAGCAGCTTGTTTCCAGCTATACTCAGCAGCTGACAATACGTCAGAAGCTTGTACATTCAATGTGTCGTATCCACTGTAACGTTGGTATGTACCATTCTCAGCGTAATCAAGTTCACAAACAATGCTCAAACCACCGTCTAAAACGCGCTTTTTACCGCGCTCCATCATGCGAGCTAGTAAAACGTTACGGTTAGACACGTTGTCGGCAAATTCTTTCTTGTGGTTACGGAAAGTAGTCGAAACTAACTCCGTAAAAGTGCTATTAGGTGAAGCCATTTTTCACTCTCCAATAAGCGGAACTATCGTGATTGAATTCGTTCCATAGTTTTTCTCAAAGTATCGTCCAAAGAACCTAAAGGTTCCTGCGTCGAAGCTCGCTGTGTGCTAGGCGTTGTTTTCACGTTAACACTTGCGATCTTTTTCGCTTTAGCAGTTTTCTTAGCCTGTTCCTGTCGCCTTTTTTCATCAACTCGCTTCTGTTCAGTTGCGCGTATGACTTCATAAGTCGCTGGGTTAGCTCTTACAGCCCGCTCGTAGGCATCTTCGAGGGAGAGTTGTCTACCCTGTTGCTTAGCCATGTTAATAAGTACCGCCATATCTCCTTCAACATCATCAAAGAATGGATATTTAGGTGTCTTATCTTCGTTTAACGTATTTCTAAAATTATAAATAAGTTTATCGACACGTTCTTTCTCCTTTTGCTTAGCCAAGGTAGCTTGGTTTTGCGTAAAACCCTCAATCTGAGCAAGTCTTTGTTCCAGCTGTTGAACATACTCACTCTTAGGTTCATTAGTAGTATTATCGCCTGAACTGACAAGACTTTGCAAGTCTGCGCCAGACTCCATAGCGATCTGTTTAATAAACTGTGCTTTTTGTTGAGGTGTACCTTGTGAGAGTTTGTAGGCTGCGTTAAGCATAGTCCCTACTACTTGATCAGCTTGTTGTCCGTTAGCGCGCAACTGCGCTTCATATGGAGCAATCACTTTCTGAAGCTTAGTTCCATAATCAGCAGCTTCTTTATATTTAGCTATACCGTTATGAAAATCTGCTTCACGCTTCTCTACTTCCGATTGGATGTGATCCGGTAAGTCATAAAATGCCGCTTTAGCTTTAGCCGACCACGAGGACGGGGCTCTAATTGCTGACTTCTGTTTCTCAGATTCTTCCTGAACAACTTCTTCAGCAGTTTCCTGAGTAACTTCTTCATCTACTTCACCAACCACTTCTTCAGCGCTCTCATCTGTAGACTCATCTACACTTTCCTGCGCCTTTTCTTCTACTTCCTTAACACTTTCCTGCGCTTCGGATTCATTTACCTCTAACTCTTGCGATTGTTCTTCCTGTACTTCCTCGACTTCGTCTCTACTTTTAATGTCTTCTAAAATGCTTTGCATAGATGACTCTAAGTCAAGTTCTTGGTTCTCTGGGTTGCCAGTCGCCATACGTACCTCGCTAGTTGCGGTTAATTAATCATCGTTAAAAATATTGAGTGGTTTAGAAGGGTCAGCTTTCTCAACCATATGGTATTTAAGGCCTGCAGCCGTTTTGTCTATTGCATCAAGCATTTTTGCCTCAAACTTAGACTCTAATTCAGCTTTATGTGCGTCCGCAACTCGTTGTTCCTGTTCGAACCCTTCATAGATTCGACAGTTGTGTTGCTTGAGATGATTACGTTCTTGTGATGCACTCTCGATCAGTTCGCCAGTTACGGGACTTTCATAAGGTCGAAATACATGGAAAGTAGGAGCATAAAATTTAGTACTACGAGCATCGCATGATTTTGCAGGCATCTCGGAAGCAGGAACCCATGTCTGTTTTTCAGGATGCCATTCATATCGGCCCCTCTTTGCCTTCTTTTTCTTACCGAAAATCTTCTCGTAATTTTCTTCGTACAATTTCTGATTCGACCGTTTGGTCATAATCAAATCACCCGTGTGCTCGTTTTTCGACGCCATACTCATCCTTGGTAGTAATATCATATAATGATATATCACGCTTAATATTTTCGCAAATTAGGCGGTACTTCTATAGATTAGATCATAACCACCTGTAACTGTTGTATTATCTCTAGTCGACTGATAAGTTATATAAACAACATCTCTACCAGATAAAGGAATAGGTTTCATGTCTACTATTGAAGTCGTTACATTTGTATCAAGTATGTACTTCCTAACAATGTAATTAGTATCAGTAAGTCTGTTATAGACCCGTAAAAAGATAGTTACTGTTGGTTCTGTTCCACTTCCTATCCTGGATGCTGTTATCTTCAATGCATCTATTACCGGAGTAACACTTATTGGACAATTAAATACACTTTGTTGTGTGACACCGTAACCCGCAGGTATGTGTGCTTGAGTTGTCGCGCTTGTGGTTGCCGTAATAGTTATATCATTTGTGTTTGTGTCCGCTGTACCACTGGATATAACTACAGCTCTATTTACACCTAGGTTATTTACGCTAATAACGTCACTTCCCGTATTGCTCAAAGTATGAATAGTTGATTGAAGCTCGTTATTTTCATCTAAATAATCGATTAATAAAGAAAGGGCACCTGTTGTCCCTAGCCCATCCGTTGTGTTGTTATAAGCAACTGTTAAAGTTTCAGCACTTGTTAAAATAGTCAGATTTGTGTTATCAGACCACATCATGGTATCCGTGTTTGCGGCATTCGTATCCCTGAAGTAGAACTTGCCTACAAAAGTATCTGTAGGATACTCACCATTAATTACACCGATATGATATTCAGTGTGCTTTATTGACAGGCCGTTACTTATAGAACTAACTGACTCTGGATTACCCCTGCTATCTAAACCGCATATGGTAACCGGATTATGTTCAGCCATTGTTAATCTCCTTGTGTTAATTCATTCCGGTAGCTAATTTATCTTGCATTTGTGCTGCTTGTTTGATTTGCTCAGCCTGTGATTGTGCTTGAATCTCGGTCATTCTACGCTCGTGTTTACGTTGATCGAGTTCATCTTGGAGTTGCATTTTTTTCATTTCGAGGTCGGCTTTCATCTGCATGCTTTGCTGTTCAGCCTGTGCTTCTTGGACGCCGGGGGGAACCTGTTCAGCACCTTCCGTGCCTCCCTGCTGCTCCCCAATTTTTTCAAGTGCGTCCTCAACTTCAGATCCTAGTTTAAACCTTCTGACGCCAGACATCAATAGCGCCTTTGCAGCATCCATTGGTAACACACCAACCTGAACCATTGGCGCCACACCATTAATAAATTCAACAATTGACCTAAGCAACTCACTGATTTCTTGTTTACTTTCAGTCATTTCCTGATGTAATGTAGAATCAGTCTCAATATCAATTGCGAACTTACGAAGCAAGTCAGACTGCAATACTTCTTTAATTTCTTCCCAACTTGGTTTTTGTGCTAAATCAGCCATTTGTTGCGCCTGCTCGGGTGCCTGCTGTACAAACATAGGATTCTGTAAGGCTTGCATCGCCATCATCTTTTGTTCTTGAGTCGGATAATCTAAGCCAGTCATTTGTTGTAACGTCTCAATACTAAAGTTCTCAGCAATAACCTCTGCTTTAATCCTGATTAAATCACGTACAAAACGAGCAACCTCATCCTGCCTGTCTTGTAAACGTAAGGTGCCGAAAGCACTCTTAATTTCTTGTGCTCTAGCTGTCTCAATCGCTGAGCTAGAACCACGCATGATGTCAGCAATACCTGTAATTTGATAGATATTGTCAATTACACCGTTGCGATACTCATATAATTGCAATAATGTATCAGACTTGGATTTCATATCCTCAGTCCAGATAGCACGATCAAACCCACCGTTTTCAGCATAACGTGCAGCGTTCTCAACCGGTATGTACTGGTTATCACCTTGATCAAACATGCGACCAATCTCAGCCAGACTAGAATCATACACACCGCGAACACGGATAGCATCAGTAATGCGAATGATTCTCGCTGTTGCCTTGTCTAATTCATGAGCTAATGTTTGATATTGTCCATACTCAGGTACAGGAACCATTGTGTTTGTCGTACGGATGAACTGCAGATTCTCAGGAATCGGGAAGAAGTTAACTAGATTAAGAGGATCGTCCTCAGACTTGAGAAAGCTCGATTTCATATCCTCACAGAGAAAATAAACCTTCTTTTTCTTCTTGTCCCAGATCTCCCAAACATAAGCGCGATCTAAGAAATGCTCGTCATCGTAATCAGTGTCACCATTCTTATCGCCACGACCTGGTAGATCAGCTTTAAGATTAAGCGGACATTTCTTACCTTTTTCTTCGCCAAACTTCTCAATCAGATCCTCACGAGTAAGCTTATGACCAAAAGCTACCCATTGTACTTCTGACCACTTCTGACCAGGGCCAATACGAAAATCTTCCCAATAAAAATACTCACACTTAACTTCTTCGTAATCAAGAAACTCTTCTTCTTGAATCTCGATAGCCGTTAACGGATTACCTTCTTCATCTGTCTCACGTGTATCAACCTCTACCTCAACTTCACGCATCTCAAAGTAAGGCTCGTATCTGACACGGATACCACCTCTGCCGGGCAATAATGCGTCATTAACTGCGCACTCGATCTCTTGGTTGAAACTATATGATTGCAACGAACTAGTTAAAGCACGTTGTAGAACTTGAGCAGCTGCATCTGAAACACTGTTGTCTTCAGCTGCGCGTGATATGAACTTCGGCTTACAAACAGGCTTTGGTGTACGAGCATAAACCGCTTTCTTGAGTAACTCGGTGTTGCTCCAGAGAATATTGAATGGGTTCTTAACGTAAAACTGCCCATGACCGTTATAGTCTGAGCTTTTAGTTTCATCGCCTCGGTACTTCTTTTGAATGAACTGACCTTCTTTGCGCCAGTCTTTTTCATGCTTTCCCGACTGTTGAAGTTCAGTGACCCATCTTGCAGGGTTGTCTTGTGGGATTTCGTTTTCTACAGGGGGTTTATTACTCATACATATACCACAGTAACAGTTGCAGAAGTCCCGCCAATAACTACATGGAGACCTGTGCCAAAACCTATAGACCCAAGCTCATACCAACCAAGTGCGGGAATCGTAAAAGAAGCTAAAATTGTAGTACCACTAGCCGCAGTGTTGTCATATATTGTGACAGTGCCTGCATTATTAGCCGAAACAAAAAAACCTTTTATGACCCCACTATTCGCCTTTAGGGTTGTTGTCGAAGTTATAGAAGTGGAATCAAAACCGTTAGCTACACCCATAGTAAACCCCTTGACTTATTAATAAAATAATTATATACGGGATTAATAATTTTGACTAGCAAGGCGTTTGCGACGATGAGCCGCTATCATTTCGTCGATAGTTTGATTTACGCCGAAGCGTGCTTCCTCAGCAGGTGGTGCAAGTTGCTTCTCTTGACATGCGATGGCCAAGTAACGGAAAGCATCTGCTGGGTTAGATGCCCAATCATGTAATGGTTTGTCCTTCAATCGTCCTAGTTTCTCATCGAACTCATAACGATAAGCACGTAATGCGTCAGTGCCCTCAAGACATTTCATGTCAAAATAACACTTGCCTAGAACCTTCCGAGCAGCTTGAATACCATCTTGTACAGAAAGAGATGGAGTACGCCAAATGAGTTTCCAACCAAATACTGATGCAAACAACTCCTCAGTACTCTTACCCTTAGCAGCAAAAGTCTTAGCCTTAGCGTCATGAGGAAGCCAAAGCTTTTCGTATTCGTACTCTTGTCTGTATTTAATTTCTTCGATGTCTGCCCCATATCTTACCCGTATTTGATCGTACACAATGTCTATTGTGACCTCTTTACCCAATAATTGCGAGGCAAACCAGTCTGGGTCACGTAAGTTATCACAAACATAATCAATGACATGGACTTCATTTCCTACGTATTGCCAGAACCAAACAGCAGTGGCATCTGTTCGCCCCAAGTCCCATGCGGTGTAAACAGGGAAACCTTTTTGATGTGGTACGGTGCAAATCCGCACATCTTTATCAATCTTACGCATCTCAGCGCCATACACAGCACCTGTTGCAATATCTTGGAATGCGCCCTCCCAAACATGATCGTAGCTATCAGGTCTCTCACGTTGGTCTTTGATACGTTGTTTATTGAGTACTTCAGGGAATTGTGGATTGTCTGACCAGTTAACCTCAACAACTTTATGGTCTTCATCCTCACTGACTCTAAAACGCTTATGTGTCGCCGAATGCTTAGATGCTGGGTTCCATGTGACCCATAATTCTGAATATTCGGTTCGTAGTGTCGGAATCAGTACTTGCCAGGTCTCTTCACGTACCGGTTCAGCCTCATCAACCCAACAGATTAGGATTTTAGCTTTGGACTTAATCGAGCCGATATTACGGGATAAGCCAACAAACTTGTACTCAACCAATCCATTCTTGGTGCGTACATATTTCTCACCGATCTCATAATACTGCTCAAGCCAGGGTATTGAGCGGATGGCGTGTTTGATCTCTTCAAGGGATGATTCGTCTAGGGAGTTCATGAATTCACGACCACAGAGAATAATACCTCTAATCCCTGCTTCGGCAAACATCATACCCCTGATCGCTGTCATGAGCGCAAAGCTCATTGTCTTACCCGAACCCCTACCACCGTAAGCTCCACGAACAAAAGCATCGCCAGTAAAGACAGGGATTAGCTTAGGTGGGAGTTCAACGGTTGCTTGGGTCATTCAAACCTTGACCTTCAACAATAATGCTTCGTATTTCATGACTCTCCACCTTCCAGCTTCCTCCTCTCAATATTTCTAGCGACAGCTATATTGAATAAATCTTTATCTGTCGCATTCGGTGGTATAGGATGCTTATGATTCACCATTACTTCTATAACAGGATCTACAAATTTGTGTTCGCGTTTGTCATTATTCAATATCTTTATCAACATCATCGTTCCCCCGTTAAAATTCCCCGTCTTTCCGGGGTGTCAAGCCTTTTTCTTCCTAAGAACTTCACGGACTCGAACCGCATCCCTTCCTACCAAGCCTCTGCTAACGAGCCAGAATCGAACTGGCACTTTCTTAGATGGTGGCCCTCGCTGATCTGGGCTTGAGGGGTTGATAAATTCCTACTACCTCGGCTCTGGCATCCTTGCAAGTCAGCACCTTGCGGTCACCATCAAGTAAGAACCGTATTACTAACCTTAAGTTAAGGCTGTCTGTTACAGGTAATCAGACTTCTTTACGACTCTTAATTCATAGCGAAGACACCTGGTTATCCTCCGGTAAGGGTGTAGAGTTCCGGCTACACAGACCACCAAAAGGTCAATCTTTTCCCAAGTGTTCAAGTATTATTATATAGCAAACAGATTAGTTGTCAATCTTTTTATTTTCAAGCGGTGTGAGTACTATTTTCTGCGGAACAACAGTATTACCCTCTGAATCGACTTGCTCGACTCTAGATAACTTTGGAACAACATATTCCATCATGTTGAGATAAAGTTCGAATGCTTTGGCGGGATTTGGTTGAATGTTCTTTTCGGGACATCCTTCAGCAACCTCATAGAGCCACCGTGAGACGTTTTCATGATTACCGTCTATTAGACCTTTAATGGCCTCGCGAAATTGCGCTGTCGCCTTATTTGGTGTGCCTTTGACCCTTCCACCCGTTTTAATCCCTTTAGCCATCTAGAAAACCCTACTTTAGATATAAAAGATAAGTTCTTTATATCAAATTTCGTATAAAGGATCAAGAAAGCCCCAAGCCAGTTAAAACATCCACGACCAAATTTCTGTTTCAGATTAAATAAAAGTTTAATTTGCTGACTTGGGATTAAAGAATGCTTTAATAAAAAACAGTAGTCAATACGTATTTTGGGTGACCCTCTCAGTTTGGCAGGAATGTCATATTCATTTCCGTTGTAGTAGAAATGAGACATCAAAGAGAGGGTCGAAGCCAATTATACACATAAATAACAGAATTAGTGACACCTCAGTGACACCTCAAAAAGTAGGTGTCATCGCTAAGAGCCGCATGTATAAAGGATCTGTGACACGTGTGCCACCTGTGACAGCAAATAAGCGAAACGGAGAATAAAAAACACTTTACCGCGCTGTGTCACCTGTGCCTATGTGCCTATATTTACTATTTCTATTTATATATATAGGTGTCATAGGTGTCATAGGTGTCACAAAACCTTATAAAACAAGGGTTTAAAAGTGTGCCTCCCCCATTCGGGGGGTGTCACAGGTGTCACTATCAATCAGACGCACCTGTACTTACAATCAGACGCTACCAAAACCTGGCTCAAATATCCCCCATTTTAATGGTTGACATTGTTATAAAATAATAAGAATATAGTTGTACGGGAACACAAACGGAGTCGACAATGACTAAGAAATTCACACCACAGCAGATTAAAAACATCAAAAGAACGATGGAAATTAATTTGGAGGTCTATCTGGCTCGCAAGATCATGGACGGCAGCAACATAGGCGGGGAGCACCAGTCATTTTTCACACGGTCTGAGATGCTCGATGCGTATAAAGAAGGATTTGCATGCGGGTTGGAGGCTTTGATGTTAAATCAGTGAGGATTGAAGGATGAATGATGATTTATATGCCTTAGTAGTAGTGAGTATATATTTACTTTTAATGTTCACTTTATAAGGAGAGGAACAATGATCGAAAAACTAGAAACAGCATTTGAAAACGCCAGATTTTACATGAGCAACGAATTCTACGAATGGCGTCGCACAAAAGATAACGCGGATTTAGTACTGGACAAAGAAGAAAACCGTGTATTAAAAGCATCAAGTTATTTACAAGCAATGGAGTTTTTTAAGTAGTACGTTTAAGTAGTCAAACCGAAGTTAACCAACCTAAACGGGGGCTAATATGTATACAATATTTGATTTAGATTTAAATGAAGTAGTGCCGGGAGCATTATCAAGCAGTGTGAGGTTGACGGAACAGAAAGTGGAGAGACGTAACAATATATGTGGTTATCGTAGGTACATGATTACAATAGTGAACATGAAAGGTTAATTTTGTATAGCATGACTATACATTTTTAACAGAACTTAAACAGGAGAAAGTAATGCAAAAAGTAGTAATTAATAACTGTTTCGGCGGTTTCAGGCTATCGAAAAAAGCCGTCGAACTTTTTAATAAATACGCGGGTACTAACTTTGAGTGTGATTACAGCATGAATCGTCACTTTCGTAAAGATGATAATCGTTATGCATTTAGGTCGCACCCTATTTTAGTGAGAGTTGTTGAGGAATTAGGTACAGACGCAGCCTCCGGATTTACAAGATTAAGAATCGCAGAAGTGCCTGATGGGGTTGACTGGGAAATAACAGAATACGACGGTAAAGAAACCATTAGGGAGCGGTCTCAATACTTTTAAACGGGAGCCAAACATGACGGAGAAAGAACTGGAAGCACTTATTAAAAATGGGACGTTAAGTAACGCATTCAAACAAGTAGTGAAAGACGACCCTGAGCTGATCGCAAAGTTAGTTAAGGAAGACAATAACCGAACGGGAGAAAGTAATGGGATACAACGCAATGATAACTAGACCTATGCCATGCTGTGGTAGTACTGCTGAGATAGGTAAGGTGGTGCACATCGAAGGTGGCGAACGTAATCCTGATGGTATAGAGGTCAAATGCCATATTTGTGGTAGAACGCATATAACTAACGACGTGAGCTTCACAATGTTCGGCGCTATGATACCTACCAGTAGGTTAAAAACACTGCCCGACGCTAATGTGATAGCTGTACGTGATAAATACATGAGGCAGAGAGACGAAACTTTAAGGGATTATAAAAGGAGAAACGGGAAATGACATTAATTTTAGCAGCATTTATTTTTGCAGCAGTAATTTATTTAACTTTGGATCATATTTATGGAGATAACGATGGGTAAGAAATTATTTTTCATTTTAATAAGTTTTGTAATTTTCGCATTGAGTTGTTACTTGATCACGCCAGCTAACGCTACACCAAGGACAAATACCACCTCGGAATCTAGTTCCGACAGCAATAGTACGTCTGATAGCACCAGCAAGAGTAGCAGTCGTAGTAAAGCAACAGGTGGTGACGCTAAATCACGCAGCAGCAGTAAAGCCAAAGGCGGTAAAGCAGTCAGTGAGGCTAATGGTGAGCAATCAGTAAGCGTGGTACAAGAAAAATCGGACATTCCACCACCTACCGCTAACGCAACACCTGGTACGGTTAACCATCGCGGTTGTCGATACGGTGTTGGCGCAGGTACTCAAAGTAGCGCATTTGGCTTATCACTGAGTGGCTCGTTCGAAGATGCTAACTGTGAGGCTAGATTAAATGCCGAATCATTCTTGGCTATTGGACACCCTGACCTGGCTTTATTAAGCATGTGTTTCATACCAGAATCTCGCAAAATGCTTGAGAGTTTCACCTTTGAGAACGGTAAAAGAGTAGATTGCTCGTTTGTTGACGATGTAAAAACAACTAACTATGAAGTAGACAACTCAAACTAACCCATAATAGTTGTTGCTATTTTATAGCAAAAGGTATACGATTAACTTACTGAAACGAACGGGAGAACGTTATGATTACATGGCAAGTTGAAAGTAAATTCGGTGATGTGATGGTTGTACGTAACACACAGAAAAAAGCGATCAAAGCATGCGATCGGTTAAACGCTGAAAGTCGTATACCTAATTGTTACAAAGTGGTAATGCGAGACGATAAAACATGCTACGGGGGGTGTACTAATGATTAAATTAGAGTTCACATTGATTTTGGCATTAGGTATTTTCGTAACACTTATGTGTTTAAAAAGCCTTTATGATTTTTCCATTTTAGTGGATCAATTAGAAGACGCTGTTATTGAAAATGAAAAGATACTATTAGATATTGAATGCTCAAAACAAACACTACTAAAAGCGGGGTGTGTTGAACCTAACCCAATGGACGATTTTTCAAAAGATTTCGGAGGTGATGATTAATGAGCACCAATTTATACTGGAACCCTGTAATTAATGATGATAATTGTATAACAAACATCGATTTAAAGCATGCGCTTAGGAAATGTTCGGCATATTGTCACGTGGATATTACTTTAGATAATGAAGATTTACCGTACTTGCGCGGACTACGTGACGCAGGGATAGAGTCCGCGCAAGAATTAATAGATGCGATAGAAGAAAATGGTCCTATTAAAGTTGAGGAACGCTCATGATCCCATTTGACTTAGAATGGTACATCGGGAAACCGGAGGAGTGATTAATATGGAAGAGATAAGTACCGTGTCAGATAAAGCTTGGTTCGCTTTGAATAAACTCATAGCTAAATACCCACCCATCCACCTGGCTGCAGACGGCATAGTAGTAGATCTGTTTAACCAGTTAGATGAGAACGAAATACATCTTAAAAAAGTACTTGTACCACTAGTAACTTTAACTTAGGAGGTCTTATGACGGAGAAAAGAAAAGAGCTTATAAGAGAATACGTATTAGATTTTATAAAAATTTCAGAAAAACCGGTAAGTGTTAATGAAATAACCGAAGCATACGGATATAACAGGCGAACAGTACTGAGAGCGTTAAATCATTTTCGACAAGAAGGTTATATAAAAATAGCTGTGCCAGGTACTGGTGGAAACCCTGTTCATTACTATACTTACTGTTTTTCTCCAGTGGTTACAGCTAAAAGATTCGTTAATGTGCCCATCATCAGTTTTAAACATAAGCAGGGACCTTTTCAATACTTATTGGACAGATAAAACTAATTATTTTATAATGTTATTACATTGTTACTCCTGTAGTTTTGAGCACCCCGAGCGGGTGCTTTTTTTATTTATGCAACAATTACTTGCACAAATAGACCATAACGAGAGCATTTACTACAAAATAATACATATCCCCCATAAATACTATTGTTAAACAACACTTTATATAATATTATGAGTATATAACTACATCGAGTGACACTCGGGATTTCCTTGCAAATTTAACAACGGGAGTTAGAAATGCCACGTGTAAGTCCAGATAGAATCAGAAAAGATTTATTTTGTCCAGAATGCGGTCACGCAGGGATGTTTAAAAAACTTGGCGACACAGCCACATCAGGTAAACCAAGATGGGTTTGTAACAAATGTAAACATAGGACAACCAAACCACTTTACTCAGAGCCGCAAATACTTCCCAAGTTTAGGGTCGGGGAGATACGTAAGCATAAGCGGTTTATTATTACTTCAGCCGTTAATGACACACC